TGACAAATATCCCGAGTTAGCTGAAAGAATCTTCAACGACATTGGCAACATCGATCACATCTACACTGTGATTCAAGAGGCAGTGGATGAGGTCACAGAGGAGCAATTCATGTCATATCAGCAAGAGTTAGTTTGATGAAAGTACCATCACATGAAGAATTACTTCATCTTAAAATTCAGGCTGCAATGAGAGAAAACTCTTTTCAAGATACTGAATTAAAGTACCTTGGTGAACGGCAAGGTCATCATTGGTATTTGATTGATGGTCAGCATAAGGTGTCAACAAGTGAAATAGAAGGGTTTGAAAATGTCAATGAAGATTGATACGATTGGTAGAATTGTAGGATCATTTCTTGTGGTCACTGCATATTTCATCATCCTACATGTCAATCTCCAATTAGGTGTGATTATGCAGTTCATTGGTGATGCAATCTCTGTGCCATTCTTTATTAGAACTAAGTCATGGGATGTAGTCATTATGCTTACATTTCTATTAATCATTTCATCTTCTAAACTATTACCATCCATCTAATGAAGTTTACGACCTATTTCCTCTCTACAACAATTTTCATCATCATTAGTCTCACCACCTATCTGTTAGTACTGTCACATCAAATGGGTCAGATCAACTACCAAAATCATTCCATTCAAGGAACGTTATAAATCATTATACACATATACATCAAATGAATTATACTAAACAACAACTCATTGATGCACTCTGTCATGAATGGGATTATATTTGTCATGATGATCCTGATCCTGATGATGATACTCCAGAAGAATACAGACTTAAACTTGAATGTTATTCATTAGATGAACTCATTGAAGAAACATCTACTGATGAATATTATACATTAGATGAATTCATGGAGAATCATGGATAATAAAGAGAGGTTAAATCAACATAAAGAAGAACTCAGACTTCTTGGTATACAAATTAGATCTTTCCTTAATACATCTAATGATGTCATACAACAGTTAGATGAAGGTCTATTCGCAGAGAATACTAGCCAGAAAGAACGTTTATCTATTTGTTTTGAGTGTGATTCATATAATAAACGACGTGATTTATGTAAAGAATGTGGTTGTATTATGAGAATGAAAACTAAGTTAAATGCTGCTAAATGTCCATTACATAAATGGTAATTAAGAATACTAATCCATGGAACGTAAAACCTTGCAAATACTGTGGTTGTCTCCCACCTAAACATCATTGGAGACCTTATACGTGGATGTATAAACATCAAGAAAGTTGTAGTAAAAAACCTATTAAAGATAGTTAAAAAAAGGTTAATTAAATATGGCTGGTTAAATTGTTTCTTATTGAGAATTGTTCTCTGGATACTATCCAATAATACCTCTCTAAATGTGTAGATAAACCTTTGAGAATGTGCTTACTAAGCACGTAGTAATGTGCGGAGTCGTTGTGAGTAAAGCCCGTTCTAACACAGGAAAGAGTCTTTGTCAACCCACAGATTTATCAGAATTTTCTCAGTAAGGTCTCGACTAGATATGCAACACTTATCATAGATCTCGACTAGATTCGCATATATACTGCTATAATCATTATATACAATCTCGACTAGATTCACATGTACGAAGATTTCGCACTAGACATCACTATCGAATCACACTATAAAGATCTCGACGAGAATGACACATGTGCATATGATCTCGACGAGGATTACGCACACAACACATATGATCTAGTAGAGCTTGCATATAAGCATTATGCATGATATACTAGTACGAGATGCGCACCCACCCATGGCACACGTAATGTCTGTTGCACACAAGCGTCAGGTACAGGTAACACTAGACATGTACGTGTATGATGACCTAGAGCTTCCACGTAATGATGATGAATGGGCAAAGCTATTAGGATTAGAAGGTGATGAAGTTTTGTCTTCAAGTGTAATTAATATGCATGAAAATATGTTTTAGATTATTAATAGTACATTTGTCAAGGGGCCCTGTGCCAGTTCGTGAAGTGTCACAGTATCCCTTGAATTCTAATCCCGTTCTGGTAATGTAGCCATGTTCGGGATTTTTTCTTGAATATTGTTAACAACTCATTCGTCACTAAGTAACAATCAATGACTGTCACTCAAGAAACATTTAATGCCTACATTCAGATTCTTGATGAGAACACCGAAAGCCAGGTAGATATTCTTAACGTGCTAAATGACATCGTTCGTGGAGATTGGGACAATTCAGTTAGTTATACTTTAGAGAACAATTCTGATCCAATGGATGACTTCAACTATAGGGGCAGTAAGTATCACTATTGAGTGTGACGGTCGGCAAGGTGGCACAAGCCCTCTTGCTTTCTCCTCTCAGATCTGCCATTGTGGCCACATACCAAACAAATCCCTTCAAATGCAACTCACAGCACAGCACGCAAACATGGTTGTTGACTTCTATCCCGTCAAATATGCTGATGGAAGTATCAGCGAGCGCCTGATGTATAAGACTGTGACATTCATGAATGACATGCAATCTAAGTCTTACATCAACAAAGAATCATTTGAGAAAGAGGTTGACAATCGTGTTTATGGTTACAACTATGAAGTGACTGATATGCACACAGAACCACAACTTTTCAACTCTGCACTGATTCAAACTCGCTGGTGATTTGTAACCCTTACTCATTCGTCACTAAGTAACATCATCATGCGTATTGCACTCACTATTGTGATTCTTTTATTGGGGATCAAGTTGGGCTTAGAATTGGCAGACTCTCCCCTGAGAGACAGGTTAGAAGAAAGAAAGGAAACGATCCAACGCCAGATCGATGCCATGTGACAGTTGACCTAGTGCCACACAAAATAGGCACAGACCTCAAAACCGTGTATTGTATAGAAGTCAACCAAAGGAGCACCTCATATGACTAAGAACACCAACGACATCATGATGATCATCTTGCTAAGCATATTAAAGATGATCATGAGGTTGTCGATCAAAATGATCATCTGGGGTGATACTACCAAGGGTGCTAAATTATATCCTTCGACTTGTAATGAACAAAATAATCAATGCTCATTTAACACTTAAGAAAATCACTAAACCCTGTATTGTAGACTCATGAACAAACTCGACAACATAGCATCAGGCATCAGAGAGTTCTGTCTCTCCAACCCTGAGGCAGACTATCTCAACGGACTGTGACAGTTGGGTAAACCGGCCACTATCGCTTGCAATTGGACCCGATCCTTGCAATCATAGCCACATACCAAACAAAGGAGATCACATGACAGCATCCACCACCACATACAACGGTTGGGCCAATTACGAAACATGGAACGCTTCCCTGTGGATCGGGAACGATCAGTTCCTTTACAACACAGCGAAAGCATGTGTGACCTATGCCGAAGGAGAGACAGCATGGGCCAAGTTCGTTCGCTGCATGACAGACGGCCAGATCGGTCCCCACCTTGGGAAGACTGGCGACGGCGTGCGCTGGGATCACCCCGCCATCAACGCCGAAGAGATGGAAGAAATGCTGCAAGACCTTTGAGGGTTCGCCCTCCATCCTATCACCAATCAAATCAATTCAAACCATGATCCTGAAAGTCTCCCGTTTCTCACGTCGCAACAAGGTTGAGCCATGGGTGTCCTTTGTATCCTTTCCACAGGGAACCTCACGACAACTAGCCACAAGACTCTTAGGAAACAAGGCGAACGGCATCAGCATCAAACGGGCAACGATCGAACAGGTTGAGCTCCATGACGTGCCACCAACCAAACGACTTAAGACGTACAGCATGGAGCAGGGCAAGGTCTTGAAACCAATTGGATAAGCGGCACAAGCCCTATTGCTTTTTGCCCCATTTGGCCCTATATTGGCCATATGAATAAAACACAAGCGATTTCGATCCTCTCCGCCCAGTTCGGGGCAACCTACCAAGGTTCCAACGTTTGCCAGATCACTGGCAACCTCATTGAAGATATCATGAATGAGGGAGATGAAGGAAAGACCTTCCACAAGTGGAACACCCTTCCACTCCCTACCACCGTTGAGGAATCCAACCTCATCGGTTTGGCGTCCTATTACGTCAAGAAGGCATCCGCCTGAAAACCAATTCAATAAGCGTCACAAGGGCGCTTTCAAACCTCCCCTTTAGGCCCTACAATAGCCACATGAACAAACTTCAACGATCCGCAGACGGAACCTTCCTGACCTCTGCAAACCCTTCCCCTCTGATGCAGACCGTCATGGAGAAGATCCGTCAACAGCAGCAGGCAGAGAATGCCCGCCGTGAGGCGATCCGCTCAGGTGAGATTGAGGTGTGCCATTCCACTAACTGGAACATCTCAGATCGTCACTGATCCCTTTTGGCCCTATACTGGCCACATACCAAACAAACCAATTCACTCAGTTTCAAAATGCGTAAGATCGAATCTCAAATGAACGCCGCCATCACGGCGAACGCCAACTGGAAAAATGCCAACACATCAGTTACGACTGAGAATGGCATCTCAGAGGTTCGCCTACATGGAAACCTGATCGCTAAGGTGGGCGATGATTTCGTTACCATCTTTGATGGCGGTTGGCAGTCTAATACAACCAAATCACGTTTGAATGCAATCATCAACGAATTCTGCAATGCATTCACTGATGGAGTCTTTCAAAAGGATTATCAGTGGTTCATTCGTGATAACAAAGTCAACCATGATTTTGTGAACGGTTACACCTTCTGTGAGTACGC